TATTGGTGAAGCACCGGTAAACAGTTTAACATCTGGCTTAGTAGATGCCGAGACTGCTGAGACAATTCTCAATGAAGTTTCACGAAGTGTCCAAGCCCACGGCTGGAACTTTAACTCGGAACCAGATTATACTGTTGCTGCTGATACAAGTGGCAATGTCGTACTTCCCACAGAGATAATCAGAGCTGACTTAGCTAACTCTGAGACGAAGTACAGAAGCACTAAGCAAGAATACGTACAACGTGGCAACAAGATGTACGATAAAATTAAACATAGTTTTAATATAGACAAAGCACTCAAACTTGATGTGGTTGTCCTATTAGATTTTGAAGTCTGTCCTGAAGTAGCAAGACGCTACGTTACTGTTAAAGCTGCCCGCATCTTTCAAGAGCGTGTAGTTGGTAGTGATACACTATCTGCAATGAACAGGAATGACGAACAGGAAGCCTTATTTTCCCTCCGAGAGATGGAAGGGGATAATGGTGATTATAATATATTTGATGATTATAGCACTTCTCGTGTGCTTGATCGTTCCGTTGGAACAAAGGTGATTTAATATGACGTTAGTTTCTAAAAATATCCCTAACCTTATTAATGGGATTTCCCAACAACCGCCCGCTTTGCGTTTAGCAAGCCAAGCAGAAGCACAGGAAAACGGTCTGTCTGATATTGTTGATGGATTAAAGAAACGTCCACCTACACAGTTAAAGAATAAGTTAAAGAAAACAGCCCCAAATGGTTCTTCCTATCTTAGCGCTACTGAAATAAATAGAGCACATTTTCACACTTATAAAAGAAGTGTAAATGAGCAATACACCGTAGTGACTGATCCAGCAGTTCCAAAGATGTACGTCTATGACATTAATGGTAAACTTCGGTATGAGTCTGGTGTGGCTAGTTGGGACGCTTCTGGTTCGCAGATAGTTACAAACAGTGATAACCTAGTTCCGTATTTTGGTACTGGCTCTATAGATAATACACAAATAGCCGCCACCTCTGTTTCGGATTACACCTTCTTTGTTAATAAAGATAAGGTGATTGCCAAGAATACATCTACTCCTTCTTTTGTAAGACCTTGGGAAGGTATGTATTATATAAAATCAGCAAATTATGGTAGATATTATCGTGTGTTTGCTCAAGAAGAAGGAAAAGTTGAAGCAAAGGGCGCAATATTAACTTTGAATGGCGGTGAATCAAATAACGTAGTTACTCTGCAAACTGGTACTATAATGCAGTACCTAACAGACTCTAATACAAACCCAACAACTACACACTTTTCAGGTGAAAACGGTTTGTTTAGGCCAGATTCGGGCGGCAATGTTAATGCCTCAGTCTTAACAAATCTTAGTAGATCCTACTCTAATGGTGATCCTTTTTGTGTGTTATCAAGCACAACAACTGCCTTTTCTATGCGGTCATCAGATGAAGATGGTGATACAAGTTTATTTACCCATAAGGATGCAACAGCTAGTTTTACTAGCCTACCTAAGAGTTGTAGTGATGGTTTTGTTATTCAGGTTAATGGGGACAACCAAAAGAAAGAAGATGATTTCTACGTTCAGTATGTTGGCCAAAATAACCAAGGTACATGGAAAGAATGTCCAGCGCCTTCACGCCCTAACACTCCTGCCTATCATGGATTTGACACAGCAACAATGCCTCACACGTTATCACAAAATGCAAACCTAAGTTTTACCTTTGGTGTTCCATTGGATTCTGAAGGCAATGTTAATTGGGCTGAAAGAAAATGCGGGGATGATGATACTAACCCATTCCCAAGTTTTGTCGGTAGTAAAATTAACGGTGTATTTTTCCATCGTAATCGCTTAGGTTTCCTAGCAGATGAAAATGTTATCTTTAGTGAAGCTAGTAGTTACTTTAACTTCTTCCGAGTAACGGTAAGAAGCTTACTTGATACAGCTCCTATTGATTTAGCGGTTAGCCAGAATGAGGTATCTATACTTAAAGCGGCTATACCTGCTCAAGATGATTTAATACTTTTCTCCGATTTAACACAGTTCACTCTATCTGCTGACTCACTCTTAACACCTTCAGAGGTTATTGTAGATCAATCAACGAAGTATGAGTGTGATTTAACATCTACTCCCGTTGGTGCAGGAACAAGTGTATTCTTTACTACTAAAAGTGGCGACTACTCAGGTGTCCGAGAGTTCTTTACTAAAGATGACTCAGAGAACAAAGATGCTGCCTCCATTACATCACACGTTCCTGAATATTTAACTGGGACTGTAAGACAAATGCTGGCCTCTTCTAATGAGGATATGTTGATATGTCTGACTGAAACAAACAAGAAAGAATGTTATGTCTATAGATGGTATAATTCTAATCAAGAACGTATCCAAAGTTCTTGGTCTAAGTGGACATTTGCTAAAAACATTACCCATATGTTTTTCAATAACGCTACGTTAACCATTATCTTTGCTGATGGTTCCTTTGAAGAAATGTCTCTATCAAGCTCAGAGCTAACCACTTCTTACCAAGAGAACACTGAAACAGTTATTAGTGGTATATCTGCTAGCCAAACCAATGGATCGATGGGTTACGCCCACACTAAGAAAGGTTATTCAGCTCTTAATGCTTATGGTACAACCACAAGTAGTTACTTAGTTGAAGCCTTTGTTCATCAAATTCAATATCAGGGGGGTGTTGTTACTAACCCGCATCTCGCAAAGATAAGAGCTTTAAAAACTCTATTCTCTGGGACAGGTACTTATTCTAGTGCGTCTCTACCTGTAAGCATTAAAATAACTAATAACGTCACTGGCCATACTTTTTCAAGAGATATATCAACAAACAGTTCACTAGGTAGTAACTATTTTAGAGCTACGGCTGTTGAAGCAACAGATTATGTATTTTTTGATGTGGTTATAACTAACACAGAGTATTCCGCTATGTTTACAGGAAGCTATACAGTAGATTTTATCTACGCAACGGCAACTGTAAATGTGCAAAGTGGTGCTAATCCTATTCTCCTAGACCACCGTAAAACCTTATCAGGACTAACTAACCAATCCGCTTTATTAAGTGTGTACACGCCTACAACTAACTCACGTTATGTTGATCATAAAGGAAACTTAATAGCTTCAGGCACTCCTGCGGATGATAGTGTTTTGTTTACATACCTAGCAGGTACACATTCAGCTAATGGTGTTACAGTGCCTAACTATGTTGTAGCTGGTGAAGCGTATATGTTTAAATACAAATTCTCAGAGCAAGTATTTAAAGCGGGTGATAAAGATCCTACACGTATGGCTCGTTACCAGTTAAGAAATATGGGTTTAAACTATAATGATACAGGCAGCTTTAATGTAACGGTCGCCTCAACAGGCAGAGGAAGTAAAGTTACTACTTTTACTGGTCGTATCTTAGGACAGGATGATAACCTTCTGGGTTACTCCCCTGTAGTTGAAGATGGTACGCTTAAAGTTGGTATACAGTCTCAAGCAAAAGAAACAACTATAACTATAACTAACGATAGCCACCTACCAAGCACGTTCCAAAACGCTGAACTAGAAGGTTTCGTGACTCTAAGAAATAAAAGGATATAAATATGGGACACCACTACAGACCCGCAAGGTTCGAGGATTGCCGTGAGATGGCTCCTAACATGCGCTCACAGGACGCTAAAGAAGTTATGGCTAGTCACGCCTTTGAACCCTACGAAGCTCTTACAGAGTCATACAAGTACTCTACAGAGTGTAATAGCATTATCCATGAAGATGGGAGTGTTGTGGCTATGTTTGGTGTCACTAACAACGGATCCTTTGCTTTACCTTGGATGCTTGGTACAGACAAGTTAATACAAACTAGACGTACCATGCTGCCAGTAGCAAAGCAGTGGGTAGATGAGATTATTGAAAGATACCCTCTTCTCCTTAACTACGTACACGCAGATAATACTATATCGAGGAGATGGCTCAAGTCATTAGGCTTCGAGTTTATAAAATTAGAAAAAGAATATGGAGTAGGGAAAGAACCCTTTATCCAATTCGTGAGGATTAAAAAATGTGTCCACCTTTATTAGCATTAATACCTTTAATAGGATCAGCAGGAGCAGCAGCAGGTACAGCAGCCGCAGTTGGTGGCACAGCAGCCGCAGTGGGAACAACAGCAGCAGCTACTTCAGGTTTAAGCACTGCTTTAATGGCTGCGTCAACACTTGCTTCAGTTGGTAGTGCAGTCATGGGAGCAAAATCTCAGAATGACATGGCAGAAGCCAACGCTAAAAGTGCTGTGCAAGCAGCAATGGTTAATGACCAACAGATTAATTTACAACAAGCGCAGCTACAAGAAAAAGCTGCACAAGAGAAAGTAGCGAACGATAGAACATCTCGTGAAACCTTAGCAAGAGCTGATTTGGCCGCTGCTAACTCAGGAGGTATTCTTAACAACGATGCGATAGGGCAAAGTATTCTGCGTCAAGGTTTAGTGGCCAATAATATGGTTAATCAAAACTTAGGAAGGCAGGATGCTCAGTCAAATGTGGATCGTAAAGGAAACGTAAGCAGCGCCCAATCTCGTATCAACTCAGTATCAACAGCAAGTAATACTGCAACTGGACTACAAATAGCAGGCACAGTCGCTGGCAACTACGCATAGGATAAATTAATGGCAACTTCAATAGATCAAGCTGTAAACTGGCGGGACGGTGTTAAAGCACCAGCTTACCAAGTTGCGGCTAGACAGGTAGACACTTTTGTACAACCTGAGAGTAACACAAGGGCTTCACAAGTAGCTAAAGCGTTAGGCCAAGCTGCTGGCGGTCTTATGAATGCGTCTAACCGAAGAGCACGAGAAGAAAAAGCAGCACAAGCACAAGCATCCGAGCAGGTATCTTTATTAGAAGCCATGAACGCCTCTAATGAAGGAGCACGTTGGTCACCTGTTATTGAGGAGTTTACCAAAACATACGACTTCAGTTTACAGAACGGTGTACGTCCTGACAGGGCGCAAGTATGGGAAGACTTTAATTTAGCTAACCCTGAATACGCAGGAACTTTAAGCAACTTTCAAACACTTAAAGGGACTACAGCATTTGGTGATGTTACTGGAGATATTTTTAATAAGACCTTTAGTCTTACAGGTATTGCCAGAGAACGCCTTGATGAAGAGTCAGCTTTAAGTACAAACATAATTACAAAAATAGCAGCGCTCCCTAACGAGGGGCTTACTCAATCTTTTGCTGAACTGGCAAGACAAATGGATAGGGACATCATGTCTTTTGGGCGTGATCCTAAAGAAGCTTATTCAACCTTAGCTGATGCTGCAAACATCACTGCAAAAGAAAACGGTGACTTCCGCATGTACGATTACCTACTTAGCCAGAATATAGGTGGCCTAGAAGAGAAGAAGAAGTGGACTGCGGAACGATTGACAATTAAAAACCAACAAGCACAACAACGAAACCAACGTAACACAGAAGTTGCTGATAAGCTTAAAGCTGATAAAGTTGAACTATCTAAAGAAGCTGTAGCTCTATTTAATACTGATGCTCCTGTAACAAGTGAACAAGAAATTGCGTTAATACAAAAGTACATTGAGCAAGGTGTACCGAACGCTGATTCTCTAGTTAAAACAATGAGCGGTAACTTCAAGGCTATGAAAGAGGTAAGACTAACGGCTGAACAAGAAAGCAAAGTCTGGGAAGGTTTCATTGCAGCAGGTACTCCTGACAACCAAAGAAACTTTATCCAAGCTCAAGTAGCCAAGAGATCAATCAGCAAAGGCTTAATGAGTCAGTTGTATAGTCGTCTAGGCAATGCCAATGACCAGTCACTCTTGTCAGGTTCTTGGTACACTGCTCATGGTTCAGCTATTACTCGTTTAACTCAATCAAAAGGTTTTATGGATGCGCTAGTAGAGGATAGTAAATACTCATATCTTAAACCTCTGTTCCAACAGCGCTACTTACAGATGGCTACAACGCCTGAGTGGGATGAGCTTGACTTGCAAGGTAAGTATAATGCTATGGCTGGTTTGATTCAGTCGATGGAAACACTTAAAGAAATTAATAAAGGTAAAGATAACGACCCTTCTAATAACATGCAACAACTACAGAAGATACAAACAGGTAGGATCGTTCCTGATCAAGTAGCTTTAGATCAATGGGAACTACATAACCAAGACCCCAAGTTTTTAGAAATGTGGGACAAGAAATACGACAGACCTAAATAGGATTTATTATGGCCGAGCCAGAACAATACGGTGGCATCTTTGCTGCGGAGTCACAGGAATACGGCGGCATCTTTAATGATAATGCTGCACAGCCTGAACAAGTGGTTGATCC